TTTAGCACTTCTATGGCAGTTAAAACATCCTCGGCTTCTATCCAATGTTCCATCGGTATGCCGGTAACGACTGCCAACTCAACTAAGAGCCGACTTACGCTTCCGGCTGGGTAACTTTTGGGCTGTCCTCACCTGCTTGAACATCTGCGACGGTTTCCATCCAAATGTCAAACGGCTTAACAGGCTTCCCAGCATTTTCGCGCTTATGAGCGTTATATGCCAAGAACATCAAGTCCCAGATACCGATAACTTCATTAGCTTTGGCTATTGTGTTTCCGGTCTGCTTTTCCCACTTTGCCCACTCAGGCGGTTGGGCTATGTAAGTAGCTTGCTCGCCTGAGTTATATGTAATTGTGATTGGTAATTTCATTGCTCCCGATCTCCCTTTTAACTAAATGTTTCCGTTACTGCACCATTCTTCACTTTGAAGTTGAAGGATACAGTTTGAGCATCGATTCCGGAACCGCCCGCAGTTGGAAAGTCTGGAAGGATGTCAAATACGAATTGTGCGCCGGTTGCGGCAGTCAAGGTAATTGCTACTGAAGTGCCAGGTGTCTCAGCAGCTGCCCATAAAGCCTCGCATACTGAAGAAGCTTTACCCCAGTCAGCTAGCATCTCAAGAGCAAAGGTTGCTTCAGTATTAACTGCCTTGTAAGCCTCCCCGTCAAGAGTTTGATAAGTTTCAAAAACGTTGTTCTTTGTTAGAACTGCTGAAGTCGCTTGCGCTTCGATGTCTGTTCCACCTGTGAATGACAGCGAAATGTCGCGACCGGTAATAACTGTGGTTGCCACTTTTTCTCCTTAGTTTGTTTGTGTGTAATAGGTGGAAACTCGAATATCTGCAACTAGCATATTGCTAGATCCGACCTGAGTTACCGATGGACGCTCTACTGGACCGACTTCATAGCCGGTTGGTATAGCAGCCAAAACTAACATTATTAATTGCTCCAAGTTATCCAGTGCTGCTGGATTAGAAGCATAAGCAACAGCGCAAGTAATTGTTAAATTAATCTTTGCGTGAAGCGTTGATTTGTTAATTGTGTTTAATTCTAAATATGGTGAATCTGGGACAAAGATAACCGCTGGAACTGGGACATTCTCAGGCACATAAGAAAAGACGTTAGCGGCTACGCCGGATAACGCGGTTGCTAATGGAGTGCGGATACTGGAAAGGATCGTTGAAGCTGGCATTATTGCACCATCGTTTCAACATCGATGTAAGGGCCTAATAAACCTGATACCCGGTTAAAGAGGGAGCGACCTAGCCGGAAAGGTGACGGCGTAAAATCAACTCCCTCTATTTGACCACCTGCTGCGGTCCGGGATTGGAAGACTTCGACAGATACTGCGAGAACGGCTGATTCGACTGCGCTATTGCCGACATAAGTTGAAGCGCCTGAAAGGGTTGCCAATCCGCTAGGGATGACATTTTTGGAAATGACATCCGCATTTGTGATAGATACTGAGAACGCAACGTCATTGAGTAAAGCTGTTGTAATTGTGTGGGTTCCATTAAATGGGCTTCCGCATCCGGTAATGACAACCGATTGACCTTCGGTAAAAGGATTTAAATTAGGGGTTGAGAAGTAAGCAACATTCTCAGTTAGGGAAACTGCATCAATTGCAACTGCAAATTTAGTAAGCATTGGCAGGATTACTGATTCAGATGTATCAATTACATCATCTAGATAAGCATCGTTATATAGGGATGACGAAACGCCAAGCACTGATCGCAACTGCGAGGCTGTGACAATACTTGGCATTTCGTCTCCTATTCGTTCAAGGGGTCAAGCTGGTCGGGAGCGGCCAGCCTGACTATTTATCAGGTGAGGTTGAAGCGACGAACTCCGCCACCAAAGATTGGGGCGATTGCGTAGTAGCCATAAACGGCCACCTGAAGTTGTCCATTTGCGAGAGCCTGAACCTGCAAGTAGGTCTTTGGTGACTCGTAATAACGGAATGACTCTGGAGCAACGATGAAAGCTGATTCATCGATAAGAGTTGTTACGGACATATGTGGATCAACTGCGAGGTTGAGTCCGAGAACATTGCCCTGAATTGATTGACCAGAGACATTACCAGTCGCATTCTGTGGCTGTGCTGCCATAAAGAGTGAGCGGTTGGTTGTGTCATCGGCAGACATAATTGTTTCCCACCAAGCGGTGTTAGCAACTAGGTTCTTGGCAAACTTACCGGATGCTGCGTAAGCTGCTGGAACTTCCTTAGCAATGTATGCCTTGAGACCAGCGACAGTTGCGGCTTGAGCTGTTGCCTGTGTGCCGGATGCTGTAAATGCTGCAACTACTGCACCATCTGTGTATTTAGCATATGCAGAGTTGAGTTCGCGGATTAACTCATCATAGAAAACTGGAGATGAGCGATCTAGGAGCTCCCAAGAGATGGTCTGAATTCCAGCTGCCTTCTTAACATCAACTGTGACGTAAGTAGAGGCCATTTCAGTTCCACCAAGAGCGCCATTCTCAGCTTCAAGTGTAACTGTTGGCTGAGTGGAAATCTTTGGCAAGGTAAAGCTCATTCCGGATGCAGGAAGAACTCCCTTTGAGATTGAATCTACGGCTGGACGGCCATCGATTGTGTTTGTTGCGAACTCATTTAGGTGAGGAGCAAGAGTTAGACCAGTGTTAGTGCTGGTGTCATCTGCTGCTCTTACATATTGGCGAGACTCATCGTTGCCCATTGCCGCCTTGATGCTGTGCTCCAAGTAAGAAGCTGCATTGACGATTGGGGAGCGAGGAGTTGTGTAGAACGCTGGCTTTGGAGCCGCTGCTTCTACTTTGGCTGCTTCTACCGTTTCTTCGGCAGGAGCAGGAACGGTAGTGTCAGACACTTGTTCTCCTTCGGTTGTTGGTTGCTCTGATTCAACGGATGTCGGATCAGAATCTTTGTTTTCTTCTTCGGATGCTGCTACTTCAGCTACTCTCGCGGAGTCAATCGCTGGGTCGGTGACGAGGCTGACTTCAACGAGCCTGCTTGAGGTGATGGACATAGTCCCCTTTTGATTGTCCCAAGCATCAACTTGGACTCCAACCGAGAAACCGTCTCTGAGTCCTTCCGAGGCCTCGATGAGAGCATCCTCACCGGCCATTGTGGTCGCAATCTTGAAGACTGCATCGATACCGTCTTTAGTGACATTGGCTTCCATCAACTTTCCAATTGGACGAGTGCGATCGTGCTCTAAAAGTAATTTGATTCCTTTGCCCATCTCAATTGAGTTAGCTGTAAAGATTGTTGGTCCAGCTGAGGTATTACCTTGCTCATTCCAAGTAACAATTTTGCCAGAGATAGTCCGAGTCTTTGCATCGGATGCTGTGATAGTCATTGGGAAATTAATCTTCATCGGATTAAATCTTCTTCCTCTTGAATTTGCTCAACGCTCATTGCGCCAATGGTGTTGAGGATTTGATAGACCTGTGCTCTCTCTAAAGGATTGCCTCTTAGGAAATCATCTAGGTCATAACGAACTTCGCTAGTGCTTGGACACATATCCGGAAGCGATAAGCGTTCCTCAATCGCAGAGAGAATCGGGCGAAGTGAGAAATCTATAAGTGAGCGGCGCTCTGTTGTCGCATTGCTATAAGTCATTGAAGTTGTCTCGGCAGATAAGAAGTAAGCTGGGATTCCTGCTGCTCGGGCAATTTCGAGCGCCAAGTATTGTCTGGCCTCTACAAGTTGGAGGCTCTTAGGGTCAAATCCCACCTGTTGCATTTCAACATCTGCATTTAGAAACGCAGTTGATTTAGTTGCTCTTGAATTGCGCCAAGCCTCAAGCAATTTACCAATTCGCTCGGCTGGTAAGTTAGTTCCATTGGACTTTAACACCATTGAAGGAACTGGCTCTTTAGCATAGTTAAGAGCTGCGACTTCAAGCTCTACTGCTGTTCTAATTGTGCGACCTGCGCGATTTAGGAACCCTTCATCTGCACCATCAAAACGAATAATTGAACCTACGCCTGCTAAAGGTGCTTGTCTGCCATCAACTTTGTATCCAACGATTTCAGTTGTGTCATTATTGTATTCAACTGTAACGCGCATTGGATCAATACGAGTCCAGGATCTAACGCGACCATCTTCTGCATAAGCATCTAAAACTAAAGCAAAGCCAACGCCATATAACCAAATATCTTCTGCTAACCAGTTATAAACAACAAAGCCGGAGACTCGCGGATCGGGTTGATTGATGACTCTAGGTGCCTCGACGTGAGCTCCGGTAAAACGATTATATTGCTCAAGCGGAAGGGAGCCAATTATTCCGCAGATTATGTTGCGAGCTCTTGCAACAGATGGAACTGACATTGCAGTTGCGCGATCCATTGTGGTCGGTGCATTGAGCAGACCATAAATTGAAGATTGAAGATTAAATGGCGCTAGTGAGGCTTCGACATCTACTGATTTTGGAGTAGAAGCGTTAAGTGTTGGAAATAGAAAGTCCCGGATACCCATTGCTCACATTGTAAGACAGGCATCTTACATAACGACTATGTCAATTTCTGTTTCGGCTGCTGTGGCATAGTGGGTTGCTAAAGCTGAGGCAACTGCCCCAGTAATTACGGCCGCTGAGACCTTTCGGCCCATTACCCAGCCTCCATCTCCATAAGATAATCGGACAGCTGATAAGCAATGCTGGGTTAGTTCATCTTGGCCTGCGTGAATTAGCCTGCCACTTGAAATAGCCGATAGAAACTCATCGCAACTGGTGGCATATTCTTGGCCATCAATAGCCTCACAGTTTAATCCTGCTGGAACTAACCTAGCTGCTACTGCGCTTGCAGTTCGTGCTGAATAAAGCACTTTTTGAGTCTGAAATTTGCGATACCAATCCGCTAGATCGTTGGCTATTAATTTATCTGATAAGTAGCCGGGATTAGTCCAAGTCTGAAGAAGCTGAATCTGGAACTTATCATTTCCGAATCTTTGAGAAGCTACTAAACTTGCGTGTCTGCGATCTGGGGATAAATCCAGAGCCAGCCAAGTATCTGCTCCATAGTCCAACTTCAAATCAGGCATATAACAAGCCTGCCATTGAGTCGGATTGATAACTGGGTTGATTGTCTGCACCCATTGGCATAAAACTTCTGTGCGCACAATATCTTCGGGGTCATTTAAGACTGCTCGGATATTATCTGGATGAATTGTGTGGCCAAGTGATGGATTAGCTTGGCAGATGCCTAGCCAGAAGTCTGCTGAGTTATCAAATTTGATTTCAGGCTTTGCTGACCATTCAAACCATCCAATCTCATCATCATTACCTAGCATTGAGGCTAAGGCGCGTTCCCTTAATTTGTTTAAGACTATTGAGTGTTGATCTCCAGCATTTGAATAGAGCCAAGATTGAGGATTTGAGGAAGCCATCTGGGTATAGCGCAAAGCAGACCAAACGTCTTCATCTTGATACTCTCTAACCTCATCAAGATGGATTGTGTTAGGCGCTGCGATGCCTCGACCAGCTGAGTTATTAGCCCTAACGATATATCGGCGGCCATTAGTGAATTGAAGCTCTTGAAAACCCTTGCTCTCTAGCTTCTTAACAAATTGAGCATTTAACTCTGGATTCTGCTCGACAATTGCATAGATTTTATAAAAGATTTCAGCTGAAGTAGTTAATTTGTGAGCTGTATGGACCTGTAATTTCTCATCTAAATCGAACATTCTCCACAGGATATTGAGCGCCATAAAGGTTGATTTACCATTCTGACGGGCAACTAATACGCTGATTACTGGGTGAGCCCACCTGCCATCGGGCTTAACTTTGAGCGCGTGATGAGCCAGCCATTGCTGCCAAGGGAGAAGGGGATGGCCTATACGCTCACAAAAGCGGATAAATTCTTCTCCGCGAGAAGGTAAATCATTGAGTTTTGTGTGGATTCTAGGTTCCAGCACACCTCGGTAA